CGGAGGGTTCAGTCCAAAAGGGCTTTTCTTTTCTGCCGTTGTAGATAAACTCACGATCCCCTCTATAGGGGCTACGTTATTAGAATTAATTAGAACCTCAAACTCTCTTTCGATTCCAATACCTATACTTTGTGGCGCGGCTATGATGTCTTTAAAAGGCACTTTATATTCAACCACAGGCTGACGGCTCAGACCTTGTCTTTCACGAAGTCTTTGCCCCGGCAGTTGTTGCTTCTCAATGTCTTTTGTTAAACTAAAGGACTGAATCCGTCCCGGTTTAACATCCCCGACACGAAACACACTAACAAGATCATCAGGCTGCAATTCTCCAATGTTTAGAGTATCTTGAACATATGTCTTTGTTGCTTTTGTTATGTCTTGTCGCAAGTCACTTAAAGCTTCTTTCTTAATTGGATCTGCTGAAGCCCCTAAATCCTCACCTCTGTAGCGACTTAGTATCTCTCCTCCAACATCTGCACCCATTTCATCATCAAAAAGATAAGTAAAGGAACCAACGTCATTATCTCTTTTAAGTTGTTGTAGTATAACGTCAGATGTTATAGAACTACCAACCGTGCCACCAGCCGTGCCGAGGATTGTATCGCCTGCCTGTTTTGCTGCCATACGAGCAGGGGTGGATGCTAATATTCCAGCACCCGTAAAATCCAACATGCCCATAGCCATGTCTTCGGGTGCCATTGGCGGTGCCTTGCCCATGGCTCCAGCACCTGTCTGCGTTACAAAATTAGCAATATCTTTTATAACCTGTGGAACAGCAGGGCGTGCTCCCGATAGTTCCACCGCACCCGACTCTTTCATAGGAAAATCTACAGGCAACAAATACCCAAGACCCTCTAATGACCTGCGGTCCTGAGAAGCCTGAAACATTTTGGCTGCTTCTAGAGCCCTTGCATCCTTCTGCGCTTGCGCGACAGCTTCTCTAGGATCATCGGAAAGTGTTGCCATTAATAATACTCTCTAACTGTAGGTGGAGCCCAATCATCTATCTCTTCACCTTCCAGACTTATAAAACCACCCTGCCGAAATCGCATTAACGCCATTGTCATGCTGTCACAGAAATCATCATGGTCCCCATTTGGAAAAGATGCAACCTCTTCTATGACTTCATCGGCAAATTTTTCTCCTTCAGGATACCACACTTTTCCCGCTTCAAAAATAGGAGAAACCATATGCATGCGAGTTACCTTATCCAGACCACCACCTTTTCGCCTGCCCGGGGAGAACGTAACAACAGGTAAATTCTGCAATCGCATCTCGTCTGCCAGTGACATACCCGAGGCTTTTGCCTCGATTAACATCATATCTGGCTCCCAATAGTCGTTTTCCTCTATCGCTATCTGCTTTAACTCCGGAAAACTCCAGCGACCACGCTTCGCGTCCAGTAAAATCAGGTGGTCACCCCCAAATTTGTCCGGTTTAAACACGCCCCAAGTCGTAATCGCAGAATAATCGGCCGATTCACGCTTGCTATACGCAGTATCATACGCCTGAATTACATATTCAAGGTTCGGGGTCGATGATTCTTCCCACGGCATCCACCATTCGCGCTTGACCATCGCTGTTTCTTCGGATGTAGGGTTCTGCTGCCACTGTGCATTCCATTTGCCCACGGACAACGAAGCTTTTACCTTCAATAACTCGTCTTTTTGCCAAAATTCAGGCCATAATGGCTCCCCTGACGGCATAATCGCAGGAAATTCAACCACCTCCCACTGGTCTGCCATCAAATCCTTGGCCTGTGCACGCAGTAACCTGCCCGTTATGTCCTTCTTTGACCACCGTGTCTGCACAATTATGATAGAACCACCGGGTTGTAGACGCTGTCTCGGCCCCGAAGTGTACCATTCATACGCATTGTCATACGCAGTCGAGGATAATGCGTCCTGTTCCGAGTGCGGATCATCAATAATCAGTAAATCTGCACCACGACCCGTCATCGCTGCACCAACACCAGCAGCAAAATACTCTCCACCAGCACTTGTTTCCCACCGCCCTGCTGCCTGGGAGTCCGGTTTCAGGTCCGTGGCCGGAAATACCTGCTGATATAATGGGTCCCCTATTAAATCCCTTACCTTCCTGCCAAATCGCACAGCAAGTTCCGTGTTCATTGTTGCCTGGATAATCTTTAACTTAGGGTTTCTGCCTAAAAACCAGCTAGGCATAAGATACGAAGCGAACTCTGACTTGGAATGCCGGGGTGGCATGTTCACTATCAGGCGTTTTAGCTCCCCACGAGCTATTCTCTCTAGCTTTTCTGCAATAATCTTGTGATGTCGGCCCTCGATAAACCCGTCATATACATGATGAACATAGGACATAAAGTCCTCGGCCGCCCGTTCACGGGTCATTAACACCCGTTCTTGCTGCTTCAGTAACAGAATCTCACGAAGTGCCTCCTCGGGTACGGCATCTAAATTAGGCTGAAGGTCGTCCATGGCCCAATGATAATATTTCTGAATAAATTTATCAACCCAACACGACACGACACTACTGCTGACGACACATCCCCAAAATATAGGGGGTGGGGGGTGCTTGGAACAAAACGTGAACAGCTATCTAGCCCAGTAACCCCAAAAGATTATCGATAATCTGAGACTAGGGGAACGGTGGGAACAAAACGTGAACGGATGTTTTCCACAATGTGGAATAATATAAAATAATGTGTATAATCCCATTTTTTCCCTTGTATTATTATATTATCCTATGGTAGGATTTTTATAGGTGTGTCGCTATTGACACACCATCAACAACAAAGAGAGAAAAAATCATGTTTGATTATAACTTAAAATCGAGTGTTACTAATGACCCTCGTACTTCACTTGCCCTAGCCAAGTCTCATCTAAAAAAATTATCTGATGAGATAAAGTATTGGGAAAATCTTATCCGTCAGGGTGCGTTTCCTGAACACTTCGATGTTCTAGATGCACCGCTTAAAAAGTACCTACCACAACAAGCGGTTATCGATGCGCTTGGTATGGAATGGGTTGAAGAGAACAAGATACCACAAAAGACAAGTAAGATAATTGTTCCAAAGAAGTAATCAACAACAGGGGGGACACTGTCCCCCCAGAAAGGTAATACAATGGCACAAACACCACATGGATTACAAAATCCAATCCAAAAAGCTTTGATGTTTAACACTCCGAAAGACTGGAATGAAATACATCATTATCTTGAACAGCTTACCGGAGATGAAAAAACTGTTGCAACAGTAGTCGCTGGGACAGTCTGGAATCTGGCTCATAAGCTAGTAGAAGATATGATCGAAACCGAAAACAAGCTTTTTAACAAATATAATTTTGATGAGTAATCAACAACAGGGGGGACACTGTCCCCCCAGAAAGGAAACAAAATGTCAAAATATAAACCCTATCCTGAGCCTGTAGACAAAGAGATTGGCCATAAGGTCTGCTGGTACTACTACGACAATCTCAAGGATGCCGAGGCTTGCAAAAAAGCGGCCCGTGTAAACGCCCATATCGATGCGGCCCGTGGGTATGACTTCGGTTATCGATCTCCCGGGTACGAAGAGATAACCAAGAATGACAAAGGCCTCTACGTTGTTGTCATTCCCTAAGTCAACCAAACAATCAACAGGGGAGCCTCGAGCTCCCCAGAAAGGAAACAAGATGCCTAGACTATGGTACGAATCAGAAACTGAAGAAGAATACAATTCCCGATTTATAGTGAGCCCATATGACTCAAGTATCGGAAAACCAAAAGGCAGTTTTAGACTAGCACGGGGTGCTAATAGTCTGAAAGAGATTGCTAAGAATGAAGCAGGTACAAACAATATAATTACAATCCTTAAAAACAATCGTGATTATAATACCATGCAACCAATCAAAGAATATCGAATGGTAGATGGTAAACTTAAATTTATGGCTCACCTTGATGTGTTGATGGAGGAGGACTTTGATTAAGGAAATATTAAAATGGGCAGGTGAGTTTATCACCTGCCTTCTGTTCATGGGCACACTCGCAGGAATCACTTGGTTTGTTCTTGTCGTCTATGGATAGAAGCGCAGAGTCGCAGGTCGCAGGATTAATTTTATCCCGATACGTCAATTATAAAAAATCGTGTGTTAAAATTAATAATCAAATAAACGTGAAAGGTTAAAACAATGAAACAAACAGTATGGAAAGCAAACAAAAACGGTAGTGCTACAATTTATGTTCCAGCTAATCAAACGGAGATTATGCGATGGATTATATGGGAAGGTGAAGCTGGTTTAGAGCTACATTCAGGGGATCATGAGACAGATAAAGAATTATATGAAACTTTGGCAATAGATACCAAAAAACCTTGGTTTGGTATGATAGTAAAATAATATTTGCTTTTTCCTATTTATCCGTGCTAATCTTAACTTATCTTAAACAGTCATTACAGGAGAGAAAAAATGACAAAATATTACGGAACTGAAACAGAGCGAGTTTTAGTAGAAGATTTTGGAATTGCGGATACAAGAGCAATGTCCATAAGACAAGCCATGAGAGAAATACACAGAGCTGTATGTTATCTCGATAACCATAATCTAAAAAGAATATGGCAACACTATCCAGAGATTGTTTCCGTTGCTAATTACTACGGAAGGAACGAAGACGGATTAAAAACTTTTAGTCAAGAGGATCTAAAAAATGGTTGATTTTAAGAGTCCAAATGATTGTGCAGACTGCGAATGGTTGGCAGATCAAACAGACGGAGAGATCACACTTTGTAATGAGTGTGAAGAAGAACTACTAGAATTAGAAAGGAACATGAAGAATGACTAGAGAATTACCTTTTAAATGTCTCGTATCTGATGAAGGCGAGACTGTTCAGAATCCATTTAGTGGGGAGAGCATTGCTCTTCCTGCCGATGCCGTAGCAGTCTATGATGTTATCATGGGCTACAATATGACGGCAGAGATGACAACGGATCTAAAACAAAGAGACAAATACTATGCAGTAGTAAGGAAAGGATTGGATTGGTTTAGAAAGCATGAGCCAGAAGGTTACATGGTTTTACTAGACTAGAGGAGTTCTCTCCAAGAGCAGGAAGGTTTCGGCCTTCCTGCTTTTAATTTTTAAGCAGGAGTTAAAGATGGATAGATTTTTAGTAACATTTGAATACCAAGGTATGAGAAACACTATTGTCATTCTGGCTCATGACGAGTCAGGAGCTCGCAAGGCCTTGGATTATTATGACATTATAAATGTAGAAGAATATGAGTTTGAGACTCATGGCGAGATCATTAACATTCGTGAAGCATAAGCAGGAAGATCTCGGCCTTCCTGTTTTTTTTTTCTTGGATATATAGAGAGACGCAGGTCGCAGGTCGCAGGAATAAATCTTTTTTATCTTTGCTTTTATGTGCAAATCTGATAGGATAAATCATCAACAATAGAGAGAAGAAACAATGACAAACAAAATGCCAAACGGTTATACCATTTATGACGGGCCAAGCTTAATCGATAATATGCCGATTATTTGTGTCGCGTTAACTGGTAAATCTAGAAACAGTAAAACTGGCGCAATGATGCAGACTGTTATCATTCGCAAAGATATACCACCAATTGAAGCAAATAGAATAGGTGCAGATTATTCTATTTGTGGCGAGTGTCCACACAAGGGCACGCCAACAAACAAAGACAAGGGCACGGCCGCAGGCCGCGCTTGCCATGTAACATTGATGCATAGTCCTAATACAGTTTATAAACAATTTCATCTCGGTGCATACCCGCATTTAAGCCAGGACGAATTACCGGAACTCGGTAAAGATTGGAAAATTAGGATCGGTTTTTATGGTGATGGTGCATGCATACCGAGCGAGATCTGGAAAGCTTTATTGTCACAAGCAAAAGGCCATACCGGATATAGCCACCAAATAAACCAGTCACAAGCAGATTTTCTTGCAAGCTTGTATATGCAATCGGTTGAAACCGAGATGCAAGCTTTTGCGGCATGGTCTAAAAACATAAGAACATTTAGAATTATAAAAGATATTTCGGAAGTAATAGACGGTAAAGAGATTTTGTGTCCTGCTTCCGAGGAAGCAGGAAGCAGAACAACTTGCCTCGAGTGTGGCTTATGTGCCGGAACACAAACCAAATCCAAGAAATCAATTGCTATTGTCGCACATGGTGCAGGCAAGAAGCATTTTGCGGCATAGTATAAGAGGCCTTGTGCCTCTTATTTTTTGATGATACCTTTTTATTACGCACGTTCTCCTATAGACAGAGAGGCGCAGGTCGCAGGCCGCAGGTCTGTGGCTCTCTGTTCCATAGATTTAAGGCCGCAGGTCGCAGGCTCGCAGGTAGATCACAAACGCTGCCGATATATAAGGCCGCAGGTCGCAGGTCAGAGATGCAAGATCCATGGATCTGTAAGGCCAGAGCCCCATCAAATAAAAATACATCGCCTTGGAGAGGTGCGTGGAGCAAGAAAAAACTTGCACCACCACAACGAGAATGCGCCAAATGCCAAGCAATTTGTGACTTTTGCACCTTTACCCTGCCATTTTTTAGTATTTTTAATTCAACCCATAGCGGAACACCATCCATACAGATGTAACAGTCTGGCATTCCTTCAGATACGCGGTTCTCAAGCCTCTGACAATGCGTTTTTTTTGGGAAGCTTTTCTTCAATACTTCCCATAACTGTTTCTCCGTCTTTGGCATTTTCTGTTACCTTATACTCACCTTCTACAAATGCATGGGGGTATGATTTTCTAAGCTCAGATAATCTATTCACTATTTCCTCTCTGGAAAGACTATCTATCTGGTGTATGTGGTTTGCCTCGCGTCTATCTATTGTAAGACCGCCAAGGCTCGAGCGTATTTTTTCGGCATTGATTGCCGCAGAATATTGCCCTGCCTCTTCAGCCCCTTCTGAGAGCTCTGCAAGCCTCTTTAATTGTCCAAGCAAAGTAATTCCATATTTCTTTTCTCGAGTCTCTCTTAATTCTTTTATGAGTTCGACTACTTCTGGGTATGATTTACCATCTAAAAGCTTTACTGCATGGTTACGAGCAGAGTCGTGGGCATACCCTGCCAATCTTGCACAATCTGCATTTGAATTTTTGCCTTCAACATATAATTTTGCAAACTCTCTTTGTCTTTGTGTTAGACCAGAAGGCCTTCCAAGTTTCTTTTCCAATAGTGAAATCTCCTCAAATTTTAATTCTAAAAATTATTTTTTCGTGCGCGGTATGCTTTATAGCCCTAAAAAGTGTGACATATGGGACGTACATGTGACGAGCACTACTATAAAAAACAATAACTTAAACGCAACGTCACAACGTCACACTCGTCACAAGACTTTTTTAAAAAACTTTTTTTATTTTTCATCAGAAACTAGTATAGGACACTCTCGGAGGCATTGAGAAAATGTCCATGCTCACAATAAGGATCATGCTCCGGGCACCGCGGACCATCTAAGCACTCCTTAACATTAAAGAGCGTTGGCTCAATCCAATTTGTGTCAACTGTGTATGGGAGAAGGGACATTTTGAATTTCATGACAGCATTTTGGGTTCCTAAAAAATCATAGTCACTGAAACGGTCTCCGTCACAATATAAGAAATATCCCTCGTCACTGACGTCAAATCCTTTTTGACGCATTACCCAAACATACAGGTCCATTTGTCTTTTGTATGCAGCCTTCCATGGGT